GGATCGTCTTCGGCTCCGCCGGCGGCGCGGCTTGCTCGATGCTCATCGCGAAAGTCCTCTCGGTAAGGGTGTCGGTCACTTCGGGGCCGCGAAGAACAGTCCGCGCCCCCCGATCAGCTCCGGCTGCGGGACGCACTCCACGCCCCACCCGTGGGCCGCGAAGATCTCCCGCAGCGTGTCCGGCCCGCGTGTGCGCCCGGTCCACTCGATCTCGTGCCACTCTCCCACGACCGCGTCGAGCAGATCCCAGCGCGTGAACCCGGTCAACGCGGGCCACTCGCCCCCTTCGCAGTCGATCTTGAGCAGATCCACCCGGCGGCGCGGGGAGTCGGCCGCGGCCCGGAGTATCGCCGCGTCGAGGTCGATCGTCGGCGCGGCCCGTGGCAGCACGCGGCCCGCTTGGGCCATGTCGTGCAGGAGTTCCCCAACGCCTTCCGCGAACACCGATACGCCACGGAGGTGCTTCGCGTTTTCGCGGAGGTGACCGAGCGCGACCGGTTCGGGTTCGTAGCAGTGGACGACGCTCGCCCCGCGGGACTTCGCGAGATAGGCGAAGCTCCCGACGTGCGCGCCGACGTCCACCACAGTGGCCCCGACGAGCGGGATCATTTTTGCGCGGTAGTCGTCCCGGCTGACGGTCTCCAAGAAGGCCGCTTCGTCCCACGAACCGCGCTCGTAGCTCCACCACTTCGGCCACGGGTGCGGTGACCACACGCCGTCCGGGTGCGGCCTCCACACTGCGATGATCTCGGGCCTGAAGACCACCGAATTCGGCGGGTACAGAGAGAGCGTCGAGGCGATGAAATCGAAGTCCCCTTCGTACCTGGTCCCCCAAGTCCCGATCCGGGCCGGGTCGTTCGGGACAACGAACATCTGCGTGCTGTTCTCGCCGACCTTCACCACCGGCGCCCGGGGCAGTTCGTCGCTGAAGTCGTCGGCCCCGGGGCCCGCCCGCCACAACTTGAACAGGTGCGGTCGGCCGGGGTTCTGCCTCAGCGCGGAGCGGATCGCCGCGAACGCTCCGGGCAAATAGAGGTCGTCATCATCCATCCAGAGGAGGTAATCGCCGGTGGCCTGACGCGCGCCGGCGGTGCGGGGTGTCGCCCCCCAATCGCCCGACCGGTCCGGGCGCACAATCACCTCGTCGCCGGCGAGCAGTTGCGAGGTGATGCTCTCCAGCGTGCGCGCGATCGAGGCGCGGCCGGTGGTCGCCACGATCACCGACAGCCGCACACCGCCCGCGGTCGCAGCGAAGCCGGGCGGCGCGACGGGTCGCGAGGGCGGATGCGCCGCGAGCCATTCGGAGTGATCCGCCAAGACGCGGTCGAGGTGCGCCGGATCATAGAGGTGGAAGTCCGCGGCCGGCTTCGGCCCGAACACCTCACCGGCCTCCGCAAGAGGGAAGGCGATTCCCGGCCACGCCTCCGCGCCCCACCGGTCAACGGGCACCGGGGTGCTCGCGACCGCGGCCCGCAGGTCGCCGGCTCGCCCCCACCAGAAGTTGCCGCTGTAGTGCCACTGGCTCCGGTCGCTCGGCGCGCCGAAGAACTTGCCGCGCTTGACCAGTGATCCGGCGATCGGGTACCGCCGCAACACGGCCTCGGTCTCGCTCCAGTGGTCGAGGCTCAGCGAGTACAGGAGATCCGCCCACCGGTGGCACGGCGACCCGGGCCGGCGCGACACCCCCTTCGCGTGCGCGTACAGGACCGCGTCGAGCGAGTCGATGCCGGCGAGGACCGTCTCCCACAGGAGCGGCCAGGACACGCCCTCCCAACGGGACGGGTCGTTCGCGACCTCGACCACCTCGCAGTCGGCCGGCAGGTACGCGCGGACCGCGGGGGCCGGGTCGAGCGGCAGCGTCCGGGGCTGCGGCCCCATGCCCTCGCTCTTATCGACCCGCTCGGTGACCGGCGCACCGGTCGCGATCGCGACGACCTTCCGGCCGGTGAACAACGGCCATCTCAGCCGCAGCGCGTCCACAGCCCGACGCCACACGCCGTTACCCGACACGGGCAGGAGGTGATACACGAGGTGCCGACGGCCCACCGGGGGGAACCGATCGGCCGCGGGCACGGGCGGCGCGTCGAGCACGGGCAGCGCCCGCGCCCGGAGCGCGACCAGGGCCGTGTGGTCGTCGCACGCGCCGCAGTTCCGCGGCGCCTCGGTGCAGGCCCCGGGCCGCGACGTCGTGCCGCCGAACAGCCCGCACGGGTGAAGAGTCGCGCCGCCGCAGATCCGCTTGATCTCGGCCCCGAGGTGCCCGCAGATCTTCGTACGCGCGACCGCGACCGCGATCGGCTCCTTCGCGGGCGGTGCGGGGGCGGCGCGGACGTGCTCCGCGAACACCGGGAGAGCCCCGGCGTCGCGTGCGGCCCGCGTGCGCGAGAGGATGTCGGCCAGTGGCACGGGTCGCCTTTCTCAGGACAGGTTGAAGGTGACGACGAACGGCGTGCCGCCACAGATCCCCGGCAGCGAGAACACGAACGAGGCGCTCGCCGTGCCCGTGCCGCAGGTGGGCGAGCCGAACACGGTCGCGTACCCGATCACCGTCCCCGACTGGCTCAGCGTCGCCTCGTACTGAAGAGTGAGCGCGTTGCACGCGATGCTCGCCAGGATCGACTGGCCGGAGATGATCGACCCGGCCGAGACGAACCCGCCCGGCGCGCCGCTGGCGACCAGCGACTGCGAGACGAACGTGCAGCTACCGGAGCCGCCCGAGTAGGCCGCGTTCACCGTCCCGCCCGTGAACGTGCCCTCGCAGCACTGCGACGTGGGCGGGGGCGGCGGGGGCGGGGGCGAACTGCCCGCGCACGCGGCTTCGGCCAGCTCCAGCGTGGCATACGGCCCGGAGCAGATCGTGATGGTACCGTCGCAGCGGTCGGCGTTCGTCAGCAGCACAGGTACGCAAGCCATGATTCAGCTCCCCTCACCCGAGTCCCGAACGCAGTAGTACCCCGGTCCCGCCCAGCCCACGATCGGCGTACACTCCTCGACGCAGTAGTAGCCGGGGCCGTCCCAGCCCGCGATCGTCGTGCACGGCCCGATCACCAGGTCGATCGTCCCGCACCCCAGGTCGAGCCGGAGCGTCTGCGCGAGCGGCCCGTAGGACGGTCCCGACACGATCTCCTGGTTACAGGGCGGGCACGCGCTGAAACTGCGCATGCACCCGCACCACAGGTTGGCCGCGTCGGCGTCCTCGTCGGGATCCTCGTAAGACGTGTACACCGACCCGCTGAAGTACAGGCCCTTCGGGTCCGCGGTGCAGCAGAAGACCAGTTCGCCCTGGAGCCGGAACTTGCCGACCTGCATCGAGATCGGCCACACCGCGCCCGACCGCGCCGCGTTCGCGGTGACGGTCCCGACCGGGATCAGCGCGCGGGTGCCGTTGGTGGCCGAGACCGTGAACGTCTGCGGCAGCACCACCGCGGGCACGCCGTCGCACGCGACGATCGCCCCGCCGTCGACGTTCCCTCCGTCCCCGCCGGAGCAGTCGTAGTACACCGCGCCGGACGCGATCGGGGTGACGCACGGGATGTTCCCGTCACCACCTGGCGCGGGGTCGGCGCTGCCGTCGCCGTCGCTGTCCGACCAGCACGGGAGCCGCACCGAGGGCGAGCAGCCGTCGCCCGGGGGTGTTCCGCCCCCGCTCTCGCAGCAGCCGTCCGAGCCCTGGAGCAGGACGACGGCCCGGACCGTGCCGGTGTCGCCCTCCTTCCAAACGATCTTCGCCGGCCCGTAGGCCGCGCTGCCGAGCGCAGTCACGTCTCCGGCGGCCGGGACCGCGTACCCGTGGGCCGCGTCGTTCACGACCAGGTCGCACACCGCGACGCCGGCGACCACCGCGCGCACCAGGTTGGCCGCGCCGCTCGCCTCGGCCGGCTCCTCGGTGACCGCGAACGCGTCGCCCGCGGCGGCCGGGACCGCGCCCAGGAACACGGGCTGGCGCTGCGCGTCGATCGGGTACGTGACCGGCGAGATCACCGGGTCGCGGAGCGCGACCACGCTCCGGATGGGGAGCGCCGAGCCGGTGTCGTTCTTGACCCACACCGTGACCGCCGGCACGATCTGCGGGGCCTCGCTCGGCCCCCCGCTCGACCCGCGCTCGACGCGCCGCCACCGCCGCACGGCCTCCAGGGTCTGGTTGACCGTGGCGGCCGTCGTCAGGAACGGCGAGGCGTTTCCCGGGGTCACCCCGGCGAGCGGATCCACGTGACCGGTCCCCTTCAGTTGTCGTTCGGCATGGTGCGCGTTACAAAACGCGCACCATGCCGAACGTCATTTGCCCCCACTGCGTCGCGCCGACCGTGCTGCCCGACCCGTGGCCGCACCCCGGGTACACCTGCCCGCGGTGCGGCGCGACCGTCCCGCTGGTGCCGCCGGCCGCGGCCGCACCAGCGCCGCCGGCACCTGACGCGCTCGACTTCACCGCCGACGAGCCGTCCCGGTCGCGCCGCGCCCGCCGGCCGGACCCGGGGTCGACCGGGTTCGCGTTCGGCTTCGGCCAGGAGCTCGGCCGCTCGGCCGCGCAGCTCCTCACCGGCTGCGTCGTGTTCGCGATCCTCGCGGCGGTCATCGGGGGCGCGCTGGTGATGCACTTCTCCGGGCGCTAGGCGCCGATCTGGAGGAGCGCGAAGTTCCCGGTCTTGTACACCTGCTGCACGTACGCGACCTTGGGCACCATGAGCACCTTGTTCACCACCGTGTCCGGGTCGTACCCGACCCACAGGTACTCCCACCCCTTCTTGTCCGGGACCGTGATCCCGCCCCCCACGTCGATGGCGGTCTCGTTGGGGCTCGCCGCGAACTTGTGGGTGAGCTCCCAGTAGCCGTTGTTCGTGTAGGTGCCGGTACACCCCATGTAGAGCAGTTCGCCGGCCGCGAACCCGTAGAACCCGGCGTTGTTGACCCGGCCCACCAGCCCGTACAGGGCCGAGTTCATGTAGGCCAGCGTCACCGTGGCCCGGCGCACGGTGCGCGTGAACTGCAGGTTCGGCGCGAAGATGTCCACGCCCTCGACCCGCTCGCGGGTCACCCCGATCGCCAGCTTCTCGTCCGGGCCGGTCCCGACCCCCGCGCCGGCCCCGTCGGCCGCGATCCGCCGGTACCGGGTGGCGATGGCCTGGGTGACGTGGACCGTCTGCGCCGTCGTGTCGATCGTGTACGCGTTGGGCAGCGCGTCGGTGGCGCCCGGGGCCGTCGGGTCGACCGGGTCGCTGCCCACCGCCCGGTCCGCGTCGAGCGTCCCGTACTCGACGTCGATGAACCACTCCTGCGGCCCGGCCCGGTCCGCCTTGATGCGCTTGCGCACCAGGGTGCCGCTCGTCGCCGGCGTGTTCGCCGTGACGTACGCGTACAGCGCGTCCTGGTCCTCGGTCCCGGCCCCGAAGAACTGCAGCGTCAGCGACTGGCTCGTGCTCGTCAGGTCGAACGGCCGGGACAGGGGCCGTTCCCACATGGACACCGCCATCGTGTGGCCCTCACTTCATGTTCAGTTGCCCGGCCACCGCGTTGCCGATCTTCTCCGGGAGCTTGCCGTTGCCGTCCACGATGTTCGCCAAGAGCGCGTTCATCCGGCTCGTCTGGCTGGAGTACCCGAACTGCCCGCGCGCGGTGCCGAAGGTGGCGAACGCCCCCTTGACCGCGTCGAACGGCCGGGCGCGCTGCTGCTGCTCCAGGTACGCGAGGTCCGGGCGGGCCGCGGCGGCCGCCGCCTCCTTGCCGATCGCCCCGAGCTTCTCCCGCTCCCGGGCCGCGGCGGCGGCGAGCGGGGCCACGTCGACCTTGAGCTTGTCCGCGATGTCCCCGGCGAACTCGCCGGCCGCGAGCCCGGCCGCGGCGCCGCCCACGCCGCCGAGCAGCGCGCCGAGCGGGCCGCCGACCCACAGGCCAGCGGCCGCGCCGCCGACCCCGCCGACCGCGGCCATGAGCCACTTGTTCTTCTTCACGCTCTCCCCGACCCTCTGCACGAAGTTGTTCCACGCCTGGGCCAGCGCGCTGAGGAGCTGCGCCCACAGCGCCCGGACGCCCTGGGACACGGCGCGGAACGCCAGCTCGAGGTCGCCGGCCTTGACCGCGTCCACGACCGCGGTCCACGTCTCGCCGAAGATCTCGCCCATCGCCTTGAACGCCGCGCCGACGTCGCCGATCGCGGCCCGGAGCGGGTCCTTCAGGATGTAGGCCAGGCCCAGGGCCGCGACCGCCAGCAGGCCGACGGGGGTGAGCAGGAACGAGACCGCGCCGCCGAGGATCGTGACGGCCGCGGACACCGAGCCCGTGGCGACGGCCCAGACCAGCTTGACGCCCGCGAGCGCGACCGCCTTCACCGCGGTCAGCACCATCGCGGTCCGGACCGCGGTCAGCACCTTGAGCACGGACCACAGCGCGCCGCCGCCGAACGCGGCGGCCTTCGCCAGGACCCCGAGCCCGCCGACCAGGAGCGACACCCCCGGGCCGGCGACGGCCGCCGCGGCGCTGACCGCGAGCAGCGTCGCGGCGACCACCGCGAGCGGGCGCAGCACGTCGGAGTTCGCCCGCGCGAACTCGGTCAGCTTGCGCACGTACGGGGTGATCACGTCGAGCAGCGGGAGCAGCGCGTTCTGGAGCGCGACCGTCGCCGACGCGAACTGGCGCTGGGCCTCGGCGGCCTGCCGGGCCTGCTTCGGGTCGATGGGCTGCGCGGCGCGGACGAACTGGTCGTACTTGCCGCTCGTGTCGTGCAGCACCTCGTCGATGCTCACCCCGGCGGCGTCGGCGGCCTGGCGGAGCCGGTCCGCGGCCGCGATCGGGATCTCCATCTGGCGGGCCAGCTTCTCGGCCCCGGCCGCGCGGTCGAACCCGCCCTTGAAGAGCGCGACCAGCGGCGCGGCCATCACGCCCCCGGCGACGGCGGTCCGGGCGGCGAACGACTTCATGAAGTCGCCGAACGCGCGGGCCTTCTCCCGCGCCTTCTCGAGCACCGCGGTGAACTTGTCACGGGCCGACAGCTCGTAGAACGCGCCGCCGGCGCGGACGTCGCCCGCGCCCCGGCCCCCGCCGCCGCCCGCGCCGCTCCCGACCTGGCTGCCCATCTCAGGCTCCCCCCAGCGCGGCGATCCGCCGCCGCGCGATGAACGTCCGGATCCGGTCGAGCTGCGCCCGCACCCGCGGCCCGACCGGCGGCGGGAACGGGTTGATCTCGTCGGGGTCGAGCGCCCGCCCGGTCAGCGGCATCGCGGCCACCACCCCGCTCACCTGGAACGCGGCCAGGTACCCGAGGAACGAGCGCCGCGCCTCGGCCATCCACTCCAGCTCGCGGAACGTCAGCCCGGAGGGGTCGACCCCGAGGACCCCGGCGACCCGGCAGACGTGCCGGGCGAGGTCGAGGGGCTCGTCAGGTCCCGGACCGCCGCGGTCACCGCCGCCGCGTGGGTCGCGTCGATCCGCTGGCGCATCGCCGGGAGGTGGCTCTTCACCGCCCCCGCCCGGCGGCGGTGGAAAAAATCGGTGATCGCCTCCATGAGCGCGTCGGACGCGGCGTCCATCGCGGCCGGGTCGAGCGCGTCGAAGAACTGGCCCTCGCTCACGCCGGCCGCCGCGGCCCGGTCGCGGACCAGCACCCACAGCACGCGGACCAGCGCGTCCGGGTCGCCGAACAGCACCCGGGCCAGCTTCTCGCCGTCGTTGGCCACGTCGCTCAGGTCGCACCCGGCGTCGCCCTTGAGCGCCCGCGAGGCCCCGTAGGTGATCGTCAGGGGCCACTCGCGGCCGGTCGCGTCGCGGAACGTCGCCATGTCACCCTCAGTTGATTGCGGAGCGGATCGCGTCCCCGAGCCTGGGCAGCTCGGCCGCGGCCGCCGGGCCGATGAACGGGCGCGGCCGGTACACCAGGCGCCGCGGGCCGTCGCGCCCCTGTCGAACCACGGTGCCGCCGTACTCCAGGAGCGGCGGGGCCTCGCCCCGCTCGAACCGGGCCGGCCCGATCACGACCGACTTGCGCGCCGGGTCGTAGGCGAACAGGATGAGCCGCTTCAGGCTCCCCTCGTGCGAGCTGGGCGGCGCCCCCGGCTCGCTGACCTTCTTCCGCTTGCGGACCGAGCTCCGCGCCCGGGTGCGGACGAACGCGCCGAACTTCGAGAGCGACTTGCGGGTCGCGGCGTCGAGCGACCTGCGCACGGACTCGGTGTCGAAGAACCCGGCCCTGAGCTCGGCCAGTTGCAGGTCCAGCGCGCCGGCCATCGGGGCCTCAGTACGCGGTGAAGGTCGGGGCGGACGCCGGGCCCATCTTGACAGCCTTCGGGTAGTCGCTGATCACGGTGCCCGGGGCCGGCTTGACCTCGAACGTGGTGTACACCACGTCGCCGATCGCCTGCGCCTGGCTCGGGATCGACACCACGAACTCGCCGCGGGTCCCGCGGGCGCCCTCGGCGGTGATCGGCCCGTCGAGGATCAGCAGGTCGAGCTTGGTCGCGGGGCTCACCGCCGCGTCCACCCACGCGGCGTAGTCGGCGTCCGCGTCGTCGGCCCGCATCATGATCTGGAACCCCAGGTCGATCTGGGTCTTGAGGTACAGCTTCGCGCGCGTCCCCCGGACGCTCGCGTCGCTCATGTCCCAGCCCGTGCTGGGGGTCACGTCCTTGACCAGCGGCTGCGCCGTCCACGTCGGGCTGCCGTACGTGCCGGTGTTCCGGTACACGACGCCGGCGATCGCCGGCTTCGCGCCCGCGACCGCGGCCATCGGCAGGAGCAGGCACAGCACCCAGACGGCGATCAGGAACAGGACGACGGCTTCCATCGGGACGCTCCTCACTGCGGGATGATCTCGTCGTACACCAGTTCGGCGAGGCAGAAGAACAGCTTCCCGCCGGACATCAGCTTGGACACGTCGAGCACCTGGACCGCGGCCGACACCGACACCAGGTTCGGGTTCCAGGTCGGCCGCACGCGGGTGAACCAGAGCCCGTCGATGATCCGGTCGTGGACGAAGTCGCACCGCTCGGCGGTCCACAGCCTCGGCGGGTCGCCGGGGCTGTCCGCGTACCGCTCGACGGTCAGGCACTGCACCTTGTGCCCGTACAGGTCCTCGCCGCGGTTCTCGGACGCCCGGTCGTAGGACTCCGGGAAGAACACCACCTGCCGGCCCTGGAGCCTCGCGCTGCCCACCTCGTCGGCGTCCGCGTACCGGCGGAAGAAGTCCCAGTCGGCCCCCGAGGGGGGAGCCGGGTTCCACGCGGCCTGGACCGCCGCCGCGAGCTGCTGGCAGAGCACGACGGTCGGGCTCGTCGGGGTGTACGGCACGTCACACCGCCTTGCAGTGGATCCGGTAGTGCTGCCGCAGCTCGTTCGCGTACCGCCACGCCGGCTCGCCGGTCTCGGGCGTCATCACCTCGAACGTCTTCGCGGCCCCGTTGATGGTCTCGGTGACCCGGTCCCCGATCGCCGGCGGGCCGCCGGTCAGGTCCGCGACCGCGATCAGGTAGTCGCGGGCGCTGATCTCGATCCGGCCCGGGAGCTCCTGGCTGTCGGCCGTGGTCAGCCCGCGGATCGCGGTCAGGGCCAGCGTCCCGCCCGCGGCCCGCGCGTAGGTCACGGGGACGCCGTTGGCCTGTTTGGCGCGGCGGATCAGGGCCGCCGCGCCCCGCTCACTGAGGGTTCCCACCCGCGGCCTCCAGCAGCTCGAGGAGCTTGCCCGCCTCCTGGAACACGAGCCGGGGCCGGGGCTCGCCGTCGGCGTCGGTCTGGTCGGCGGTCACCGCCACGCCCTTGAGCAGGGCGAGCGTCCGCGGGCTGTGCTTCGCGTCCGGCACCCGGGCGCCCACCGCGGCCACGTCCGCCGCGAGCACCTGCGCGTACCCGTGGTCCGGGATCCCGGCGCACGCGGCGCGGATCCGGTCGGCGGGCGTCTTCTGGGTCTCGGCCATCGGGCCTCTCCTGAAGCGGTTGAGTGCATGGGGCAGGAGTCGCACCTGCGCTGCCCGCGGTCATCAGCCGCGGGCCCGTCCGGCGGGCCGCGGTGATGGGCCGCCGCCCCGACTTGTCGCCGGCCCCGGAGGACCGGCCGCTCTGCTCTGAGCTACCCACGCGGATCGCCCGGCAGTCGGGCCGGGCCGGGCCGATGGTCGGTCAGGCCCCGATGATGCTGTGGGCGGTGTACGCCTCGGTGGTCGAGGTCACGTTGGTGATCACGATCCGGATCAGCGCGGCCTTGTTCTGCGCGACCGAGGTGCCGCCGCGGAGGGTGCCGCCGGTGCCGGCCGCCAGGGTGATCGCGTTGGCGCCGCCGCTGGTGTTCTCGATCGACAGGTCGAGTTTGTCTCCGACCTGGCACCCCGGGATCGCGGCGACGAGCAGGGCCGCGGTGGGCAGCGTCAGGGTGACCGCGCCGGCCGGGGCCGAGTTCACGAACCCGGCGAGCACCTGGGCAACGCTCAGGCTCGCGGTCGTGCTCTGGGTGTTTTCGGCGAAGGTGCCGGGGATCGTGTTGCTGCCGAGGCTGTTCGGCTCGTGCAGCACGTCGCAGTAGTCCCCGTCCGCCGACGGGCTGCCGCTCGCCAGGTCGCCGGCGGTGCCGCCGACGCACGTCCCGAAGTGGGTGTTGCCGGCGCTGGTGGTGGTGAACTTCTTGTTGGTCGCGTCCCAGTACACGTCCTGGCCGCGATTCGGCGAGCCGTCGCTCACGCCGGTGTACACGCCGCCGCCCGCGGCCAGCGCGTCGGTGAGCGTGCCGCCGGTGTACGCCGGCACGTCGGTGTGCGCGACGAACGGCGTGGCGCCGATCACGATCACGTCGCCGGCGCTGTGGGTGCCGCTCTCGGTGTGCTTCACCACCACCGGCTTGCCGTACTTGAAAACCAGACTGGTGCTCGCGAGCCCCATGAGTTCGCCCTCGGTTGCGGTCGGATCGGTCGAGTCGTGGGGGGTGGGATCGAACCACCGACCTGCGGCTTATGAGGCCGCCGAGCTGCCGCTGCTCCACCCCACGAACAGCCCGGGGGAATCGCCCGGGCGCGGTCGTCGCGTCAGGCCCCGACGCTGTACACGCCGCCGCGGAAGTTCTGCTGGCTCACCCCGAACGGCATGGTGCCGCGGATCGAGATGCCCAGCTTGTCGAACTGGAAGTCCGGCCCGGCCTGGAGCACCGCGGGGGTGTCCACGCCGTTGAGGAACGACACCTCGATCACCGCGAGCGCCGCCGGGTTGAACAGCATCCACCAGGCGGTGGCCGAGTTGACGTAGTTGGCCGCCTCGATGTACCGGCTCATCACCGGCTCGAAGTACCCGGCCCAGATGTTGTTGTTGGGCTGCAGCGCCGCCGCCCCGCCGCCGTACACGATGGCGGACGCGTACAGCAGGTTCATCGCGGTCTGCCAGTTCGACGGCCCGAACAGCAGCACCGGCTTGACCCCGTCGAACCCGAGCGGGTTCCCGTTCGGGTCGATCTGGTTGTCGAACAGCGCCTTCACCGTCTGGAGGCTCGCCGCGCTGAGGGCCGTGGTCCCGCCCGACGTCTTGTTCGGCTTGTACGCGGTGCCGGCCTTGACGTTGGCCGCCGCGGTCGCCGAGGTGGTGCGCCAGAAGGCGTTGCCGTCGTCGCCGTTCACCGTTCCGGCGGCCATCGCCTTCCAGAGCGTCCAGAACACGTCGTTGAGCGCGAGCCCGGCCCCCTGGCCGATCTTCTGCGGCACCGTCTGGAGGATGCCCAGGTCGTCGTTGACGATGTGGGTCCACGGGATCGTCGCGATCCGGCCGTAGGGCTCGGCCTGGTTCGCGAACGCCTGGTCGCCGAGGGCCGCGCTCTCGAGCTCGCCGGTCGGCCCGAGCTTCTTGTACTGCACGTCCCCGAGCAGGTTGATCGCCTTGGTCGGCTTGAAGTCGTTCACCGGGCGGATGCCCGCGACCCCGCGCCACGCCTGCTCGGTGAACAGGTAGCCCTGGAGGGCCGACTTGTTCATCACGTTCGCGAGGACGTTCGAGATCGACAGGGTCGATGCCCCGTCGGCGCGGATCTGGGAGTGGCCCCAGGCCGCAAGGAAATCGCGCACCCCGTGCTCGCCGGACAGGTCGAAGTCGCGGCCGAGCCCCGCGGCCTGGGCCGCCAGCGCCAGCACCTGCTTCAGCGTCACCCGGCCCTTGAACAGGGTGTGCGCGGCCTGCTGCACCTGGTCGGTGTACCGGGCGCGGATGTCGCCCTGGATCTGCCGCTGCAGGTGCAGCGGGACGCGGCGGGTCGTGCCCTTGCCGTCCGGCGTGGTCTCGGTGTAGAACGAGTCGTCTTCGAGCCGCAGGCTGTGCCGCATCGCGTGCAGGCACCCGGCCTCGAGCACGGCCTCGTTCAGTTCCGGCTTGCTCGGCACGTACACCGTCGGGCCGCCGGTGCCGGCCGCGGGGCGGCGGGCCCGGAGTTGCTCCAGTTCGATCTGCTGGCGGGTCTGATCGACCGTCCACCCGGCGCTGATCGCGTGGGCCGCCAGGCTCACCTTCTTGTTGTTGACCGTGGCGCTGGTGACGTCGGCCTCGCGGCACGCGGCCTTGATGCCGTCCACCCGCTCGACCTCGGCCGCCTCGGCCCGGCGGCTCGCCTCGATCCGCGCGCGGGCGGCGGCCTTGGCCTTCGCCTCGTCGCCGTCCGGCTCGTCGCCGGCCTTCGCCTCCGGCTTCTTGTCCTTGTCGGCCGGCTCGTCGTCGGCGTTCTTCATGCACTCCTTCAGCGCCGCCTTGGCCTCCTCGTCGGACATCTTCTCGATGTCCTCGTCGCTGTACTTGGCCGCGCGGACGTTGCCGTACCGCTTCGCGCCCTTGAGCAATTCGCGTTCGTTCACGGTACGTCTCCCAAGTGATCCGCTCACCGTCGCGGAGGTGGCTCCGTCGGCGCCGAGCGGGACAAACGATGACTCACCCAGTTCGGTCTCGCGGCTGATCACCATCGGGCCGGTGACCTCGCGGCCGTTGACCGTGGCCGTCTTGCCGGCGTCGAGGTACTCGCGGCGGATCGGGGTGGCCCCGATCGACGCCTGCCACGGGAACCCGTTGTCGGCCAGCGCGATCACCTCGGTCGCGTCCGGGCCGACTCCGGACATCACGCCGGTGATCTCGATCCCCTTGTCGCTGACCACGACCGCCGTCGAGTGCCCGACGATCTTTTCGTGGTCGTGCTGCCGCAGGATCGGCCGCTGCTGGCTCGGCACCTTCACCCCGGCCAGGTCGATGATGACCGGGTCCCACCACCCCTCCGGGTACATGGGGGCGCCGGTGTACGCCAGCATCGTGAACGCCCGCAGTTTCTGGCCGTCCGCGGCGGCGCGGATCGCGACCAGGCCGGTCGCCCCCCCGCCGCAGATGCGGATCGCCTTCGGGTCGGCTTCACGCGGCATTGGCGGGCTCCTGGTCGGTCTGCTCGGTCTGGCTCACGGTCCGCTGGACCACGTCGCCGAACTGGAGGCCGAGCCGCTCGAGCTCGTCCTTCTCGGCCTTGAGCTGGGCGAGCACGTCGCGCCAGTCGCGGCCGCGGCGGGCCCAGAAGTCGCGGAGCGTGTCGTTGCCGGCCGCGAGCCGGGCCGCGTCGGTCTGCGCGTCGGACAGCGGGTCGATCGACTCGAACCCGGGCCAGTGCCACTCGTGCGCGGGCACCGCGAGGCCGCCGCCGACGGGCACCGCCCCGGCCAGCACCGCCTCCTCGAACCACGCGCGGAACACCCGCTCCAGCACCGCCCGCGAGCACTGGTCCCGCTCGATCGTGAGCGCGTTGCGGTACTGGATGTGGTCGAGCTTGGCGCTGCTGAAGTTGAACTTCTGCGAGGTGCCCAGAGCGAGGTTGAGCGGGTAGGCGAGGGGCCGGCACGCCTCGGCCAGACACAGGGTCTGGAACATCTCGTAGGTCGTCGTCGGGTGCTCGCTCTTGAGCTGCGACAGCTTCACCCCGGGCGGGAGCATGGTCATCATGCGCCGGGCCGACGGGACGCGGGTGAACGGCTTGTACTCGGCGTCGTCCGCGTCGTCGTCGGGCGAGCCGATCTCCTTGTCCTGCTCCAGCACGGCCGCGTACTCGGCCGCGATCTCGGCGGCGCCGAGCGTGGCCTTGCGGAACGCGCGCAACTCGGTGAACAGGTCGAGCGACGGGGAGAACGTCGGCACCCCGCGGACCTGGCCCGGCCGGTCCTGCTTGAACCAGTGGACCACGTGGCGGGCCTGGACCGTGTCGGTGGCGAGCGGGTTCAGCCCGGGGAAGAAGAAGTCGCCGGGGTGGCTGCGCATCACGCTGTAGGTGAGCGGCTGGCCGGTGACCGGGTGGAGGGTGAGCCCGTCCACCCACAGCTCGGACAGGTCCTTCGGCGCCACGCTGGTGACCTGGTCGGCCTCCACGTCCACCGGGTACAGCTTGACCGGGTGCTCCAGGTCCTCGACGGTCTTGAGGATCAGGAACCCCTCGCCGTCCACGCTCTTGGCGAGCTTGGCGGCGCGGAGCTTCTGCACGAGCCCGACCTCGTCGCACCACGCGGCCCACGCGGCCTCGACGGCGCGGTCGAACGCCGGGCGCCCGGAGTACACCTGGAGCGTCGGGCCGGTGCCGATCAGGTCGTCCGCGTTCGAGTGGCAGATGCCGTACAGGTACGGGTTGTTGCTGACCTCGTAGCGCGACCGCATGCGCAGCGTGCGCCGCACCTGGTACGAGTTCGCGGACTTCGGCGAGAGGTAGTCGACCCCGATCCAGTGGCGCGCGTTCTCGGGCGTGTTGGTGGCGTTGTCGTACCGCGCCCGGACCTTCGGCCGGGCCGCGGCGCGGTCGGAGCCGAACAGGCTTCGCACCCACTGGAACATCAGGTCACGCCCCCGTTGAACGGCGGGCTGGCGCGGCCCTCCAGGTCGAGGCAGCCGGGCGTGGTGATCACGCGGGTGACGATGCCCAGTCGCCGCCGCTTGCGGTTGACCCGGGCGTCGAGGAACTGCTGGGCCTTGATCAGCTCGCCGATCCCGCGGCCGGACGAGCTGTGGCCGTCGCCGCTCGACGACACGGGCTCGACGGCCTGCTGCGCGATGTCGGTGCTGAGGTCGGTGGCCACTGGAGCGCCCCGTGAAGGGTGCCCACGCCGGACGGCAGGCGGGTGGCCTGTTCGGGTGTCGCGGCGGGGCTCCCTTCAACCTGACGCACCGTGCGGCGAAATGGGAGCGGCGGGGCGGCCGGATTCAGGATTGTGTACCAGTACTGGCATCCTGTTTTTTGGGCGGCCGGACGCGCTCGTCGGTGACCACGGAGAACCCGCACGACGTGCACTTCCGGTACCGCACGATCAGGCCCCGTTTGGGGCGCTTGGTCGCGGTCACGAACAGCCGCACGCCGACGCAGTTCGGACAGGCGAAGCCCTTGGGCGGGGTCGGCATCAGGACTCCGGGTTGTGGCCGTTGATCAGCGCCGCGGGCAATCGGAACCGTGCGCAGGCGTCGCGGATGATGCGGTCGGTCATCTCGCGGAACGCCGATTCGCTCACCGGCGGGGTGTCGTCCCAGGCCACCCCGCCGACCCCGAGCGCGTCGATCAGGTCGGGGGACGCGACTCCGTCCCTTCAGGGCGGGAGGGCGAATTCGATCTCGGGCCACTGGAGCGACAGGTACAGCTTTTGGTGGTCCGGTTCCTTGCGCCGCAGCGCGTACCACTCGCTCGACGGCATTTCAATCCGCTTGGCTCCGGGCAGCGAAATCGATCCGCTGAACGTCTCGCCGTTGTCATAGCTTCCGCAGTTCGGCCGGTCCGTCAGCACCACCTTCCGTACCGGGTGCGCAGCGGTGATCGCGTCGGCGTGCGCGAGCCAGTCGGCGGCCGGACAGCCTCCGATCCGTTCCACGAACCCGCGCCGAAACACGTACTTCACCGACGGCCCGACTGCGGTATTGCCGCGGCCGAGCGTGACGGCAGGTTCGTCCCGCGACAGGCAGGGCGCCTGCCCCGGCAGCCCGCAAATCCACTCGTCGAGGTGCTTCGACCAGAACGCCGTGAACCACTCGCGACCGCCCTGGAGCAACTCTCGCTCGCGGCGGTAGAGTTTTGCAACGCCCGCATCCATCGCCCGCTCGTTGTACTCCTGCACCTCGCGAGGCTGATCCCTGCGGACCATCGGGCGATTGCGGTTCACGCCGGGCCATTTCGCAAGCTCGCACTGCACGCGGATGAACTCGGCACGCTCGCGGCGGCCGTCGGACACCAGCCCGGCGCCGGCGCACGCCGTACAGTGCATCGCGGTACGCGCCGGCCCGACACCGTCCCACGGGACGATCTGGAGGCCCCTGCACCGGTCGCACGCGACATCCTCCGCGCGCTCATCGAGCCAGTCGGCATACGCCAGCCGCGGCGTGTCCTCGTCGGGGTGCGCAAGGATCGCGCGAAGGAGCGCGTCGCCGTCGTGCATCACCACTTCTCCCCGGGGTTGGCGGCCTTGTACAGGGCCGCGATGTCCACCTTCGCCTTCGACCGCCGCGGCGGGGCGGTGTACCCGCTCGCCTGCCCGGAGTCGAACGTGAGCCCCTGGACCCCGGCCGCGACCGCGCACCCCACGACCGCGTCGAGGAGGTGGTTGTCGGGCCGGTGCGGGCGCACCCGCCACTTGTCGAACGTCTGGCCCCGGAGCGTCACTGGCTCCGACTGCTCGGCCGCCAGGTGCTCGGCGAGCTGCTCGTGGGCCGCGCCGTCGCGGCCGTACAGGAGCAGGCACCCGGCGCCCCCGAGCGGGGCCGTGAGCCGCTCCCACAGGAACGTCTTCCACGCGTCCGGGTCGAACTGGACCATGCGCCCCTTGCCGGTCTCCGACATCGTGAGCCGCCAGTGCCAGCCCGAGCGCTCGCCGGTCCGCGGCTTCCACTCGGACACGCCGCGGCTGGTGGTCGTTCGGCCGATCCCCTTCGACGGGTACACGACCCCGTGGTGCGGGGTCTGGCGGCACCACGCGTACACGGTCTGCGACTGCCAGCCCGCGTCGACGAGGCACCGCTCGACCCGCATCCGCTCGCCGGTCCCGTCGCGCACGTACTCGCGCCCCAGGACGGCGTCGGACAGGGCCGCCAGCCCCGCGTACACCCGCTCGCTCTCGGAGAGGGTCGGGTACTGGTCCGACAGCCCCGGGCGCGGGTCGGCGGCCGCGAACACGGTCCGGGACTGCCGCGGCCACGCCCCGTAGTCGATGAGCGTCCCACCGAACCCGGCGGTCCACGCCGCGACCGCGTACCAGTGCAGCTCGGCCCCGCAGTCGATCATGGCCGTGAGCCGCGTGGCGTCGGGCGGGACGGCCCCGCGGTCGGTCCCGGAGAGCCGCTTGACCAGCTCGGCCGGCACCAGCTCCTTGCCGACCGCCGGGCCGCCGTCGGCCTCGGGGCTGTTCTGGTACTCGGCCAGGAACCCGCGCCGGTCCGAGTAGTACTTGTTCATCGCGGACTGGACCCCGGACACCTCGCCCGGCTCCTTCCGCTCGGGCCAGCTCACCGCCGCGCCGGCGTCCATCTCGGCCCGGCGCGCCCGGTAGAACTCGTTGGCCCGCTTCCCGCGGTCGCCCGACCGGAAGCTCTCCCGACGCACCTCGGCGTACTCGTCCCACAGTTCCATCCGCGCCGGGAATGACTCCAGCATCTTGGTCCGCACGCCCTGCCACTCGGGGTGCCGGTCGGGCGACAGGAACCGGTCGCTGAGGTCGTTCGGGTAGATGACCGTGCAGAGCATCACCGCGGCCATCGTCACGTCGGGGCCGGCGAGGCCCAGGACGTCGGCCGTCACGATCTGCTCGCGGTCGCCGGTCTGCTGGACCGACCGCGCGCTGTCGCGGGTCTGGGCGTCGTCGATCAGCACCATGTCCGGGCGCAGCGGCTCGCCGTCCGGGGCCGACACGTTGAGCCCGCGGATGGCGCCCTCCATCCCGGCCACCTGGATGACCGCGCCGGAGCACGGGGCGCCGGGCACCGTCGGCAGGATCAGCCCCTCGGCCGTCAGCTCGATCCGGGTCGGGACGCCGCCGAGGGTCTGGCCCGCGGCCCGGTTGTGGATCCGGTTCAGGGCCCGGATCGCGTGGCACGCCTCGGGGAAGTCGGCCGCCAGGCGGTCGTTGGCCTCCAGCTCGCGGAGGATCTGCTTGAGCCGCCGCTTCGCCAGCGATCCCGTCGCGCACACCACCACCACGAACCGACGCAGCCCGTACAGGACCGCCCGGAGGGCCGCGCACTCGGCGATCGTCGTCTTGCCGCTCCCGCGGGGCATCGCGCAGGCGAACAGGCCGCCGCCGTCGGTACATGCCTCCATTTGCGCGATCGCGGTCCGGTGCGAGGTCGAGAACGCGAGCTTGAACCGGCGCGGGAAGTACACCCGGCAGAAGTCGAGCAGGGACTTCCGCCCGCGGGCCTTCCGCTTCGGGTTCGCCACACCGGGCAGCGGCCCGATCTCCCGGCCCTTCACCGATGCCGTCCGCTGGGCGGCCGCCGTCCGCTCGCGGTGCGCGCCGTAGGACGACGCGTCGTCCGCGGCCGCCACCGGTGCCGTCTTCGTCTTCGCTTTCGCCTTGGGCTTGGGTTTCGCCTTCGGAACTCGCGCCGGACGCGCCGGCTTCTTCCCGGCGGCATTCGGCTTCGGCTTGCCCTTCTTCACTCGCGATCAACCCTCGAAAGAAAGTCTCTGTGCCGCGCCGGC